TAAGTTTTAGTTTTGTAAATGTTGCCATTGTATTTTCCTTATCCGAATATTTGTGCGGCTAGTATTGGTTGGTCATCGTCTGCTGGTGGTACTGTTAATGCTGCCCACTCAAGTCCTGTTGCGGTTCCTGAGTTAGCCTTTAAGTAATATCCATCTACCCCAACAGTTAGTTTACCTGTTGTATCGGCTGCAGTTCCTACAATCAAATCGCCTTTAGCGTCAAAGACTGTATTAGAGATTGCTGTAGCCAAATCAAATGCGGTAAATGTAATTACCTCAAGTATATCAGATGCAGCCAATGCTGCTAAAGATGTAACGCTAGTTCCATTAGATGCTGTGTAATCTGTACCACGAAGTAATAGAACACCATTTAGATATACCTGCTCTTTACCTGCTAGGTATGAAAGTGTTAGACCATTAGCATCTGCTCCAGACACTGAGGTCTCTCCGCCAGTTGCTACATACTTATAACGGAAGATTTCTGCAGTAGAGGAAATAGAACCCCAAGCAGAACCTGACCAAGCAAACATAGTATTAGATACCGAGTTCCAATATAGAGCACCAGTTAAAAGCGCATTGCCATCATTATCTACAGATGGAGCAGATGACTTAGCACCTAGGTATCTATCATCAAAGTTATCATAAGTTGTAGCAGCGGCAGCAGCGGAGGCTGCGGCAGCAGTAGCAGAACCAGCAACTGTGTCTACATAGACCTTAGTTGCAGCGTCAGCATTACTTGTAGGAGTTCCTAGTCCAGTTACTTTAAAGTTATTAGCATCTAGGTTACCTAATAGTTGACCAGTAGTTCTATTTAGATATGTACCTGAAAGGCTAATAGCACCAGTGTTACCATCAACAGATAAAACTGCATCTGTCGGGGTTAATAGTTCTTGCCAGTTACCTAATGTAGTAGCAGGTGAGGCGGTAAGAATAAATGATTTGTTAACATCTGTGCGAACTGCAACGTCACCAGTCTGTGCAGTTAAAGCAAGCATATTAGCCTCTGAGTTAACTACCTGTGTAGTAGTAATAGCAAGGGCAGGCAATTGATTAGTAGGAATTAATCCACTACCATCAAGGGAAGCAATACCATTGTTAGCACCCTTTTGGTCAGTTAAATACTTAAGGGTAACTGCATCTTGATTAGATGTAGGGTCAGCAAGACCTGTAATCTTCTGAGCATTTAATGCTACAGAAGCAGTAGGTGCTGCCATCTGGTCTAAACGAGATGTGCGTACCTGTGTGTCAAAGTCTGAGATAGTTGAAGCAGCCTGAGTTCCTGTATGGTTAGCACGGGCTAGTGGGTCAGTCGCTAACTTGCTAAGTGCAATAGCAGCACTAGCATTAATATCAGCATTGACGATAGTTCCGTCTACTAAGTCAGCAGATGTAATAGAACTGTTAAGGCTTAACTTACCATAAGTAATACCAGCAGATGCATTGATGTCACCATTTACGATAGTACCATCAGTAATCATTGCGCTAGTTACTGTGCCAGAATCGGCTGCAGTAATAGCAGTTCCTGAAATCTTAGTCTTGTCAATTGCAGCAGAAGCATTAATATCTGCGTTAACAATTGTGCCAGTACCAATAGAAGTAACTAGGTTGACTGCGCCAGTACCATCAAATGATACGGCAGATGCTTCTACATCTCCAGTTAGTTGGAAGTTACGGGCTGTCTGTAAAGCAGTTGCAGTAGCAGCATTACCTGTTGCACTACCTGCAGTACCAGATACGTTACCTGTTACGTTACCTGTCAGGTTACCTGTGAAGGTACCAGCAATAGCGCCAGTACCAGTAATGGTAGGGCTAGTTAAAGTCTTGTTGGTTAATGTCTGTGTGCCAGTTGTAGTAACTACATTTGCAAGAGTTAATCCGTGTGCAGTTGTAGTATTCTCGCTGTGTTGATTAGCCTCACGGTAATCTCTACCAATTGCCATATGGCGCACTACAGCACCAGCAGAGTGGGCTACACCAGATGAACCATCGATACCACGAGTAATAGTAAGAGTGTTGGTTGAGACCGCCGTTACATCTACAATTTCTTCGAGGGCTGTATCTGGGTCAATCACCACCGTAAAGGTTTCGCCAGCAGTAATTGTGGCTCCACCTAACAAAGAGGTTCCAGATACTACGGTGGCTGAACCATCAGAGTTATTTAAGGCTGCAGATAGTGTAGTCTGTTGAGAGCGGGATGAGTATTTGCGTGTTGTCATTTAGTTACCTATCGACTGTAGTGGACTCGAATTGGATATAAGGTTTGCTGTCTTTGAGTTTCCTCATTTAAGCGTTGTGTATATAGTGCATATAGTTGTTTAGTTGCGGTCTGTGATGCACCATAAGGACGCTTACTATCTGTCTCGTCTGCTTGTGGGCTAACTTGGCTAGCACGTGCAGGGTCAAGGTAGGTAAGCAAACGATAAGAAGCGCCAAGAACAATTACATCTTTACAGGATTCTGGCAAACCAGTTTGTGTTGAGAAGTCTTGATTGTTAGTTGTAAATGGTGCTGGGTCTGTAGAATAGACAACCTTTACGGTTCTACCAGGAGTAACATAGTCTCCAATGGTTACTGTCTGAGCATCAGTACCAAATACGGTAGATGCTTTAGAGTCCCAAGACCAGCGACGAATAGGAATCCATTCTTGAGATGGACCAACTGATTGCCACATAATAGTAAGAATGTTTTGGATGTTTAATCCATCAAAATCATAGGTTGTTTGAGCAGCATTAAATGTAAAGGTAGTTACCTTAGCGGCATAGATAGTAGAACCAGCAGCATTGATTGTATCGTTAATTGCCTTCTTAACTACATAACGTGGGAATGTAGGAGATATAGTAACCTTAGTATCTACTGTGTGTGTAGCAGCAGTGGTTCCTAGGTAGCCACGTCCATATGGAGATACTGTTGCCGTGTTAGCAATACGGTCAAATGAATCAATCCATAGTAACTCTTCATCAATCTCAACTGTTCCCTTACCCAGGTTTTCAGTTGACCCTAAGAATAGAACTGTAGGAGATGTAGATGATGATGTTAGTGTGGTTACTGCACTAGTTAAGTGTGTTGCTCTATCTTGTTGGTATGTATAACCTGCAAGGTTAATACTTACCTCATCAATTAAATCTGTTAATGTAGTTGTCATTAGAGGTCTATGCTCCGTAATGCAGCAGGTGCTGCTAATCCTGTAGTTGAAGCCAATTCATTGCAGATTCCATCAATATCTTTATAGTCAGCAGGGGTTGTTTTACCCGCTAATACATTCAAAGCACCAACGGTTGCAAGTCCAGTAGTACTAGCATAGACATTTGCTGCCCCTTGCTCATCAAGATATTGTGCTACATCAGTGATGCCAGCAAGACGGTTGAGTTCTGCTGTTAGACTACTACCTGCTTTACCAAGTGCCATTATTTATCCTATCTAGGTGTAATGATTTTCTTATTAGGTGTAACTAATTTTGATTTAGGTTCTTCTTTTGGCTTACCAAAGAATGCTCTATAGTAATGCTCATCAAATGAGAACCGTTTCATATGTGGAACAGTTGCTCCAGTATGGCAATACAGTGGAACTTCAGCCTTATCACATAGGGCAAAGAAGAATATATCTTCACCTATGAACTTAGTGCCTCTGCCCATCTCCATAAATAACTGACCATCTGGTGCTATCTCACGAAGTTTTGGAACTATACTGCGGTGCATTAGGACAAATCCCATACCCGCTGCATCTACCTTTATCAACTGATTAACTGGTAGTGGATGTATTCTGGTTAAACCAAAGCCACCATCACCATTATTAACGAAGTTAAATACTGTAGGTAGTGGAGCCATCAAAGGCTCTTCTGGTGTATCTGTAGTGAAGTATACTCCAGTAATTAATGGACGTTTTTCTACGTCTCTATTGTCCCATAATAACTTAAATTTTTCTGGACTGATTACTACATCTGAATCTATCCATAGTAACCACTCGTGTTCAGTCTTGTCATACCAGTAATCAATGGTTGTCTGTCTTTGTCTGGCAATTTGATTACCTTGACTTCTTAATGTTGATGCAAATTCTACGCCAGACTTTAACATTACATCTGTTACGCCTTGCATAAACTTGCCATCTACCATACCGTTGTCACACCATACAACTGCTATAGAATCTTTTGTCCCCTTGGTACTCATATTACCACTTAACCTTGTCCGCCCAGTAGGCTGCACTCATCTTACCTTTAGCAATATTTTTACGATGACGAGCCTTAAATGATTTTTGTCTTGCAGTTGGTTGCTTGTCACCAGTTACGCCTTGTTGTCCAAAGCGAATAGTTTTAACTTTGCTTCCTTCTTTAGCCACAACTACGTGGCTTTTTTTAGGGTGATTAGGAGTACGCTTTGGCTTGTTAAAACCAGATACTCCAGCCCTTTGTAATCTTGAATCTTTCACTTCTTTTTCCTTGCTACTGCAGCATTGTCTACAAGGTTTGGATATGGTCTACCAGCCTTCTTAGCCCTTGCTTTAGCAGCAGTTTTTTGTGCTGGTGTTAATTTCTTAGAAGTTTTCTTTGGGTTCTTCTTATCCCAGAATGCTTTTTTCATTTACCCCCCTTAATTATTTCTTTTGTCTTAGGGTCAATGCGAACTTTTTCGGAACCATCTTTACGAAGAATAACCACTACGCCGTCCCGCATAATAGATTTGTTCCAACCGTCGTGGCGTTTGCGTTGACCCGATGACATTATATTTCCTTAATTAGTATAGTAATTTGGCCACATACCAGTACGTTTTGATTCAGCAGCACGCTTTTTCATAAGGTCCGCAAGGGCTTTTTCCATACGTGCTTGCTCACTTTTTGGAAGTTTAGCAATTTTACGCATAGGTCCCTCACCTGGCACGGTTACACTAAACTTAGGGTCTAGGTTTTTAATTTTTTTCTTAGGGACATCATACATCTTGTCCATATTACTTCTTCTTTGTTGCTTTCTTCATTGTCTTCTTAACAGCCTTCTTCATTGGCTTGCCTGTCTTCTTGGCTTCTTTCTTTGCCATTGCCATACCTTTTGCTGTGTAAGCAAACTCTTTCATTCCTACTTTTGGCATTAGATTTGTCCTATCTCTTTCATTACGGTTGCGGCTTTTGGAGTTATATCTTTAGTCTTAGGCATAGTGTCCGCATTATACGCTGTACCTAATACTTCTGAAGCCCTATGCGCTTCTTGTACGTGACGCATAGTTGTTCCTGCTGGTTGTATTCCTTGTGCTCTTGCGTCCCGATAAGCCTGCAACTCAGAGTTCCATTTCTTATCTGGAATATCTCGTTTAGCATCTCCAGAGTTCATCTGAAGAGTTAATCCTTTACACCCAAAACATCCTTCAATTGGTTCTGGATGATGTTCCCAGTGTTTCATATATCCCCTATATTGCTGTGAAGTTTGCTTCTGTTATTCCTATATTGGCTGCAATTAATGCTGCCTTAGTTGTGTCATTAACCGTATGATTATGACCACCAATGTAAAACTCTTCATATGTTTCTACACTTGGGTCTAATGGATAGCGATTAATTCTATATGTTCCATTTTGTTTTACTACGGATTTGCTAACATTCTTTTTATAGAAATAGAACAAACGGTGTTTACCAATTGGTCCTTCTTCTACATTAGGTGTAGTAAATATATAATCTGCCATCATTCTCCTTAATGAACTTACTGTAAGGCTAGAGTTTCCCCTAGCCCTACCGTCAATCAACTAAGCGATTGAAGAACCTGATTCGATTCTGTATAGTGCTTCTTCACGGTAGCGAGCAAATCCTAATACGCCGTACCAACCCATTGGGCGGTGACGCATCAAGCGGTCAACTACTGGTCCGATTACTACGTGTGGCTCTTCGGCAACTGCCTCAGCCAATGCCTGTTGTCCAGCAAGGATTGTGCGGTACACCTTTGCAGATGAAGCACCGTCAGTTGCTGAGTACAGACGTGGAGACTCTACGAAGTATGCACCCTCGTATGTTCCGATTTCTCCTGCCCAGATACGGTCTTGTGCAGAGCCGTATTGGTTAGGAAGTAACCATCCTGCAGAACCTGTCTCAGCACGAAGGTCGTGTGAAACTTCTGGGTGGATACCACACCAGTATAGGCTACCCTTGCGAGCAACAGCCTTGTTAGCACGTAACTTGGCTACAGCCTTGCGTAGGTTTGCAGATGAAATTGTTGCAGCAGCAGTAATTGTTGCTGTTGAAGTTGCGGTTGAACCTGAATAGATTACGTTTGAACCGCCACGCAATGTTGTCATTGCTACGGAATCGATAGAATCTGCTAGGTTGAAAGCAATAATGTTTGCAATTGCAGGGTCTACATCTGCAAGAGAGAATAACTCTAATGCACGAGTTACCAACACTGAGTTACCGTACTCTGCAAGAGTAATGGTTACTGATGTTGGTGTTGACATTGCTACTGCATCTGGGTCAGTTGTCTCTGTCAGAGCAGTTGTTGCTACTGAAAGGTCAACATAACGTTGTAGAACAACGGTTGAGCCAGGGATTGCTTGACGTGCTGGACGCTTATCTGCGACTGAACGAATTAGTGGTTCAGAACGGAGAGCGAATTCAAGAAGACGGTCATACGCCTTCTGGACTAGACCAGCACCACCAGCGGTTCCGCCTAAAGAAGCGGAGTCTGTTGATACATATGCCATATCGTCACCTCCAAGTGACTATGAACGGAATTATTGTGAGCGAAGTACATCCAATAATGCATCCATTGAATCTGCATTATCAATGCGAAGATTTAAGTCTTCTGCTCGGTCTGGGGTCATAGCATTTTGGGTGAGTACATCTTGCTGCCTTAAGGCGGCTCTATCTACTTCACTTACTTTTGGCTCCTCAGTAGCAACTGTAATTCCGAATAAATCAGCGTTATCATCGAGCCAGTTATTCACTGTCTCTTCGTTAACCTCTTCTAAATCCTTAAGAACTAATCTTGCTGCTTTAAGGTTGACACCCTTCTTTTCTAGGACCTCTTTGACTGTACGCTCACGCTGCACCTTGGATAATCCCTCAAGTTGCTCAGTGAGTTCCTTAATACGCTTTTCATCGTTGCGCTTGGCTTTCCGCAATTTTTTAAGTAAATCGCTTCCTTCCAATTGCACACCGTTGTCGGTATCTAGGTCGTCTTCGTCTTCATCCCAGTAGTTGTTGCTCATAGCAACCCACCCTTCTATTCGTTGTAGTCGCAAGCCTCAAGTCAATTCGGGGAAATTGGTTGGCTCTTGCTATCGGTCTAGTACGCTATGTGAGGCCGATGGATTCACATAGGATTCTATTTGTTTAAATCATACCTCTGGCTTGAGAAGCAAATGACCTGCTACCTGCTACTCCAGAACGTCTGGAAAATCTTGCTCCTTCACGCTCTGCTAAATCTGCAAGTCTTTGAAGTTCAATAGCATTCTGGTCAAATGTTGCTGACACTGCTTGCTCTGTTGTGTAAGCCTGTGTTGGGGTTATACCAGTTTCAAATGATGTTAACCTTTGTGCTTCTGGTAATATTTGCGCTACTCTTCCAAATTGTGGACCTGCAGTTTGGAATGTCTGACCTTTAGAAACTAAGTCAGATGCTAGTTCTTCACTTACTTTAATTCCCTGCATACCACCCGCAGCAATTACTCCAGCCTTCTTGACCGTACGCTGTAATTGCTTTACACCCTCTGGGCCAGTTAATAATGCTGTAGCAAGTTGTGCTCTAGTTACTGTTGGATATGTCTTTGCTATCTGTTGTTTAACTGGGGCTGGTGCATTGTCAATTAAATCAAATACATCAGTAATAATTTCAACGCTTTCATCTACTGATTTACCAGTAGCCATAACTGTATTTAAAAATGTTTCATTTGCTAAGTCACCTAATGCTGAACGACGAAAGATGTCGCCTAATTTTTGTTGGGAGTTTATATACTCTGCAATAGTTGGAACATCAATAGCCTCACCCTTAAGGCGACGTTCCTGTAATTTAAATATACCACTGAATCTATTAGTGAATTCTGGAATAGACTTTTCTTCTTGTGCTTTATATAGAGCAAGATTGATTGAATCTTGTATAGATGCTCCATCTTTATAAAATCCAGAAACCAATCTATATAACTCAGATACATAAGGCTTAGATGCTTCTTCTTTGCTACCCATAAGCAATGCAAGGGTATTAATAAAGAAATCTCTAGCAAGTACTGGTCCAGTTGGCACAACTGGAGTATCGCCTACTTTTTTATCATCTTGTGTTGCTACTTTATTTGGAGTAAGCGCAAGGGTTACTGGGTCAACACTGAATCCCGCTGCTGCTGCTTGGGTTTTTAATTTTTCTGTTTGAACATCTGCGCCAGCAAAGACTTTTTCAAATTGGGCTCTAATTTTAGGGTCTTTAATCTGAGATACGTTTGCTCTTGCCTCTTCATAGGTAGTGGCTCTGGTTGTAGTAGCAGGTTGATTAGTAATGTTTCTTACAACATCAACTGGGCTTGGTTGTGCGTTTAATGCTGCAAGTTGACGCTCTAATTCTTTTGCTAACTTATCTGCCTCTGTTGGTTTCCTAGCCATTATGCTCCAAATCCAAGTGCTCTACCAAGTTCTGTTGCTGCATCAATTGCATTGTTAATTTCTGCTCTAGTCTTGTCTCTATTTGGGTGCTTAAGTGCAGCACGGGTTGCATCACCTACAGATACTGGTGGCACCTTGCCAATGACGCCATCTGGTCTGATTAACTTATCAATAAATGGGTCATTTAAATTAAGAGTATCAATATCAACTTCCCAAGCATCTGCAATTGCTCTTAATACTGGATTAACTAAATCTCTTACAGTTGCCCCAGGTGTCGTCTTAAGACGTTCTGCATATTGTGGATATTCAGCAGCAGCCTTGGCTGCTAATTGAGTCTTATAATCATTTGCACTAATCTTGCCACTAGCAATTTGCTTGGCAGCCTCTTGAATTTCTACCTCAGATACAGTACTTAGGTTAAATCCTCTAGCAACATTACGGGCTTCAGTAAGCGCATTTAAGGCTTTGGCTCCAAGAGTAGCCTCATCTTTAAAGTTTACCTTTGACCAGATAAAATCTCTAGTAAAAGACTTTGGGTCAAAGAAAGACGGATACTTAGTGGTAACAATATTTCTAACGGTTGCAGCAATATCTTCGGTTTTGCCAGACGGAGTAGTATCTTTAGCCTCACGGACAACGGTGTCTAATTGTTCGTTAGCCTTTTTGTTATAGGCTGCAACAAATGCCGCTATATCTTCTTTACTAAATTGACCAGTAAATTGAACATCTTCAGCAATGCTTTGAAGCAATTGTTTGGCTGCTGTAGGGGTAAGTTTAATGGCTTCCCTAGATATACTTTTTCCAGTGTCACCTTGTTTTGATTGTGCAACTAAAGCATTTAACGCTGCCTCTTGTTCTGGGGTCATTGGCTTCCGTCTTTCTTGGTGGCATCTTTCATAGTATCCTCTTCAAAGTAACGATTGATTAAAAGTTGCACTTTTGGGTGCCAAGTTTTTGAAATATCATTAATATAATCTATATAATTATTTTTTAATTTAGATTTATTTGGACTACCATATGGTAATTCTTGATAAGCAGATACGACAGTATTTCTTATCTCCATAAAAGTAGATATATCTTCCCATACTTTTGTCTTGCCGTATTTTTCCATCCAGGCTTTATTGTTTACAATTGCATTTAAGCCATAAGCATAACGGAAAGATTTATCTCCACGCACCGCATCATTATACTCTGTCCACCAGTCTTCGCTTTGGCTTCTAATGTATTCTCTTGCATAGGTTCTTCTAGCCTCTAGTAAATCTGGATAAGAACGTAAAGATTTATTTTCTCTACGGTCAGCAGCAACTTCTTTAAGTTTATCTGTAACCTCGTTATATAAAGCCCAAGCACGATTTACCTGTCTTTTTTGTTCTTCTTGCTTAGGATTTAACTTTAAGTTATTTAATAAACTGCCATCTGGAAGTTTTGTTTCTGGGTCATTTAATATCCTGTATACAGATAGATTAAATTCTTCTTTATTCATATCTACATCAAGGCCAAGCAAGCCGACCAATTCTGGATTTTGACTAGCAAGTTTTTCGGCTAAGCCAGTTGAATCTTCAAATATACGCTTGTAAGATTCATAGTTTGGCGCAATGTAAGACTTAGCACTTGAACCTTTAAAGGTGACTCTATCTAGCGGAAAGTTTGCACCCATCTTGGCAGTAAATTCAGCACCAGCAAGTTCACGAGCAGTCTTTTCGTTATTGGCAATCATTCTATACTTGTTAACCAATAAGTCATAAGCATCTTCATATATAGCCATTGGGTTGGTATCAACCTTTGCAGGTGCACCAAAGATAGACGCAAATGACCAACCTGCTCTGACCGCAAAGTTTTTTCTAGTATCACGATAAACAGTTTTAGCACCAGGGTATTTCATAATACCTAGTTCGTCTAATGTTCTGTAATAGTTGTGAACATCTTTCCAGGAGTTCAAGAAATCTTGATTGCCTTCAGGTCCGTTCAAATAAAACCAAGCATCTTTTGCCCAGCGTGGGACAAATGAAGATGTCCAATCAGTTTGTGGACCATATGGAAATAAAACATCATAGTTAGAGCCTAACCAGGACTTCATCAAGTCTTCCATATCTGGTTTACGCTTATAAATTTCTGCTACCGCTATATTAGAAAATATAGATGGCGATG